CAAACCTTTTGCTTTTCAGTAGTAACGCGAAATTTAATATCAAACGTTGCAACTTCCGAAGGAGTATCGCCAATTATCTCTGATTCTTCTTGCTCTGCTATTTCAATCTTGACTCTATCAACCTTTGAACCTTTTAAGCTTTCAATGATTGACTGTATTTCTTCAGCATCTACACCTTCATACTCAACTACTTCAACTTCTTTCTGCTCTTCAATGAAATACTTTACGACACCGTTCTTTTGAATCTCTGCGTCTTTAAGCCAGTTGTGGATAATGTTAAAACTTTCAGACTGATTGCGCACAATCCAGTTAACGTATTTTGTTTTTTCTTCGGCTTCTTGTATCTCAGCTTCGTTATCAGTGTTAGGCTGAAACGTTACCACATCACCAGAACCTAGAAAGATTCGTGCTAATGATGGCATGTCAGCCTCAACAACATCTGCAATGTCAGTTGAAACTACACTTGATTGATTTTCAATAGCTGAGAATTCGCCTGTCTTGTTGCCAAGATAAGCGGATAAGTATTTAGTGTTTTCTTGCGAGAATTCGCCATTGTATTGAGCCGCGTCTTCTTCTGCCTGTGACAGTAAAGCGACCAATTCTGATTCTGTCATCTTATTTTGCATTAAAGGCACTCGATGATTTAAAGGATTTTCGTTTTACTTATTATAACTTGTTTTAGCCCCAATTAAAAATTAAGTGTTTGACACTTTAAACATATTGAACTACGATACATAAACAACTTAACTACACGAGATAGTATGAACGAAGCAACAAGGCAATTAAGGAAAAAGGGTTACACTGTGAAAGAATTCTTATTAGTTATAAATAGAAAGCTCACATGGTGGAATACTCACAAGCATTCAACGGGTAAGGATAATAACTTCCTTATGCTGTCAATTAAAGGGTTAGAGGAGAAGTGAATGACTAGAGCGGCAAACTCACACAAAGGCTGGAAAGCTAAAGATATTAAATTAATCTTACTAACCAAGCCGTCAACACAAAAGCGATCGATTAAATGCTGGCGGTGGATGTATAGCGCTAAAGAAGCGGCTGTATTACTTGGGCGATCAGTTGTATCAATTAAGAACCAGCGTGCTATAAATAAAGGTATTAAGTAATGAAGAAGATGAGAAACTTTAAATGCTCTGAAACTGGTGAGGTATTCGAGCGCTTTGTGGAAGATGAACAACTGATAGTTGAATGTAAATGTAAAGGGCTAGCTAATAGATCATTGAGTGCGCCTAGGTGCTTTGGTAATACAACGGGCCGAAGCCCATCAACCAGTTATAAGAGATAGTTAAACAACATTAGACCTACCATAGTTTAACTTCTTCTTTGTTTTATCTTGTCGTACTGGCTCTGCAAATGTCAGTGCGGCAGCATCACCATAATCAGGGCTAAAACCGTACTTCTCTTTTATCCTATCTTTACGCCACAATACTTTTCTGTCTTTATTATCATAACTGTACGGGCTGGCACATAAATCAGCTTGCATTTCATCATCATCAGGTATCATTACCGGTAACGATTCATCAACTAACCATGTAGCTAACTCTTGCCATATCTCATTACGTTTGTTTGTGTACTTCTCAGGGTTTAAAGGTGTTGATCCAAAGTGAACAGCCTTGACGCGCTTCTTATAACCAAGCTCATGCAGCCTATCAACAATATCAGCACCAGCGCCATAATCAACAAACATCATGTCAGGTTCTTTCTTTGCTATTGGACATTTAGTGTCTAGTATCTTTTTACATATAGCTACATTCTTCCCTAATGCGTTGCACTGCTCCCCGACATAAGACTCCATACCGTACATCTTACGGCCTTGCCTTCGAACGATGGCGAATCTATCACCACCGCGACTAGGGTCAACACCAACAACATAAGGGCCGCTACCAGTAACAGTTTCTTTTCTTGCTTTCATGCAGTGGTCTGAAGTTATTAATCCGTCACCGCCTGATACTTGAAAAGCTTCTGCGGCATTCATTGGGTATTCTTGCTTAAATGCCTTGTTGCCGTCAACACCATCAGTAGTTAACTCAGCAACTTTCATTCTACGCCAGAATAGTTGGTTATTATCTAGCTTGTATTGCTTGACTAACGTGTCCTCATCTTCTGTTGTGGTAAATCCTTCAGGTAGCTTCTTGCGGTATTCATCTTGCCAGAACCAAGGAACAAAGATGGCCTGAAATTCACTTAACCCTTTCTCTGCTAGCTTCCATTGCTCATGAAAGAAATTACCAACACCGTTAGCGGTGCTCTCCCATATGACTTCCGTCCCATCAGCGTCAGGTACGGCTTGCATAATGCCTTTGGTGTGCTCGCTAGCATTCAACCAGAAAGCAACCTCTGAACCGTGAAAGTATTGGATAGTCTGACCACGGCCGACAGCCTTATTCCCTGCTGTTCCTATTTTGTAACCAGAATCAAGCACACCGAAGTGTAACTCCTTGGCATTAGCCGCACTAACTGATGGTTTAACAAATTTGGGTAGGTTTTCATAATAGCGTTCAGTCATTTCAAACAATGCGTTTGTTGACTCGCCATCATGAGTGAGTATAAAGGCCCTTACACCTTTGTTGTGAGTTGTCTTGTGAATGAATCGACCACCAACAAGCGTGCTTGCTCCTTGCTGGCGGCCTTTTAATATGATTGCCCTAACCTTGCCAGTCTTGGCTATTTGTTGCTCAAGACGTGAGTGTATATAGGTCTGTGCATCATTCAAGCTTAATGGCTGAAGGCCTTTGTCCTTTGTTCGTATCTTTAGGCAGTTACGAGAATAAAAATCAAAGTCATCTTTTAGTCGCTGACGTTGATCACTCAAGAGATGCTAGCCATTCTTCGTGTGACATTTCAACGTTAGTCTGTGCGACCTCTGACTTATCCTTCCAATCAAAGTTATTTTTAAGGTTAAATATCAGCCCTGTCACATTATTACCAAAGAGTTTTTTCTCTAGATGAGCCTCTATTCTGGCGCGTGCTTTTTTTATTGTGGGAAAGTATTCTTCTTTGTTTGAGTAATTTACTATCGTTCTTCTGTCCACGCCTAAGTGTAAAGCTAAACCTGAAATAGTAGGAGCAAAGGTTCTTTCTTCCACTCCTTCTTTATAGTTAATCAAAAAGGCATCATCACTAGTAAAGAATGAATCAACCCTTTCCTCCAACTCTTTAACTGTTTTAAAGGCCATTGGCTGGCCTGCTTTACTTGTCATAGTATCGAGTCCTTATAGGTTATTCGACTTAAAATTATTTACGCTAATGTAAATGTACTTGTTGTAAAATCAATAGTTAAAGTCTCGCCATCAGCTAGTGCTAATGAGCTGCCGAAATCATAGAAACACAATAAAGGGTCTGCCGGTGAAGTTGGTGTATTGTTATAGATAGTAATATATCTAAATGCAGCTACCGCTCCACCTGAAGCAGTCAAAACTAAATCAGCAAATAACTGTGTAAATGTCCCACCTGTTTGACCTGAGCTAGAAGTAGTTAAATCCCTTGAGCTTAAGTTTGTGTATGCTATTTCAGTTAAGTCGGCAAGTACAGTATTTGTTGCTACTGGAGCGCTTACCGTTAAAGCTACCGTAAACTGGTCTGTTGCACAGTTATACACACCGTTAGCCATGTCCTCGACCGTTTGATTAAACTTGTTATATGTTGCCATTATTTGTCCGTCCAAATTGTTGTTGTTACTGTTTGATTGTTCCAGTTAGTCGAGACACTTGGCTTATCTGTCCATATTTGACCAGGTAAGATTATTTGTATGTCCGTACCGCTGTAATTGTAAGTTCCGCTTGATGCTATTATAACACGATCACGATTAAAATTAACATTGCTGCCAGTATAGGTATAGTTCCCACTATTAGCGGTCAGTATAAATGCGCCGGCTGGCGTATAAGTTAACGTAGCATCTTGCCCTAAATAAGAATAAGAGCCAGCACTAGTAGCTAATACAAATCCTTTTAATAAGCTTACTGCTGAACCTGTGTATAAGTAAGAGCCTGCATCAACCTTTAATACCTTAGACGCTATTAATTGCGCATCAGTACCGGCATAAGAATAACTACCACTATCTACCGCTATAGATATACCGCTACCACCTACTGCCGGCCTTAATGCAAATGACACCGCTGTAATTTCATCGGTATTTTGAGCGAAAGTCCATGTTTTATCGCCAGTAGCACCCGCCGTAGCTATTAACTCGTAAGCTGACGCTGTGGTCATACTGTTGAATTCTAGGTTGTCAACGAGCGTCATCCCTGATGGCTGAGTAAATGCATCGTTATCATCTGCCGTTGCAACATTAATCAGCATTGCACCATCTAAGGTGGTCGTCACGGACGGGGCGATTACTGTGGTATCACCCGGATCTTCAGTCGTCCACAAAGATGGCCCAACATCAATTTGCACAGTAGCATCTGCACCTGAATACGAAGAGGCTAGACAAGCCATTATTTGAGATGATGCGCTGTAGGTCGCTGTAGGATTTACTTCAGATGCTCCAGCCTTTTTGTACCATATCGATGCTTGGTGTCCTAATCCTGAGATTGCTAAGCTGGCTAGCTCTGTGTAACCCTCGCTAACAGCAGTAAGCGCTTGTACTGCTGAATTATAGTTATGCACAAAAGATAGTATTATAACATCGCCCTCTGAATGAGAGGGCAAAGTTACCGCCATCGTTGCTGCTGGGGTACTTGTTGTATTTGCTGAAGCAACAAAGTTTATCAATTGCTTACCCTTGTTTATTTAAAGTTGAAACCAAGAAGGACTAGCAGCCCTATAACCAGCGCACCGACAACTTTAGAAAATGCACTATCCCAAATAGTGTGAAACCTTTTCGATCTTACTATTGTATCGTGTGCCTCATCCCATTTTGCATTGTTGCCGATATTATACATTTCTTGTTTTATATTTATTTCTTGTTGCTGCTTATCTTTTAAAACCCTTTCACGCTCAGTAGTTACAAGCTCTCTAACGCTTACAGTTAATTCTTTTACTGTTTCATTAGTTGCTTTTACTGTCTCGCTATTTGCACGAACTGAATCACTGATTGACTCATTACTAGTTACTAGTGCCTTATTACTATCTAGCAATGCGTCTAACATTTGCTGGTTCATATCGTTCATAGTTTAGATTTGTTTGATTGTCTTTCCGCTATTATACCAATAAAACAACATATAATCACTATTGAGCGCGATACGACTAATAGAATCAATAAAGCTGCGTAGACTACCCCGAATTCTTTCGATAGATACAAATGAACCGATAAAGATAATATGAGCGCATGTAAAAATATATTCGATATTGCTGTAAAGAATTGTTTGATAACCCTCATAACCCTCAGTAGCTCCGTACTTATGCGCATCATAGATAAAATAAAGAGCTATTGAGAATATTAATGCACAAGCGCTTTTGGTTTTTATGGTGTTTAATATTGTAAAAACATAAGAGTACATAATACATTCAATTGCAAAAAGTTGCCACTCAAGCAAAAAATCGAATATAGATAACTGGTAAAGCATCTCTGATGAAAGATAGACCAGTAGCAATACTGGTCTATTAATAACTAGTGATAAAATAACGTAAGCAATCAATAAACTATTTACGTTTTGTTCCGTCGCCACGTTTACGCTTTGAAGTTGCCATAAGTGTAATAACTCAATCATGATAAGGTTCCTTGATTATATCAAATCCTTTAGTTTTTGCTTATAAATTAGTTCAATTTTTTTTAATTCAGCACAAGTGTACTTTTTAGGTTCGTGCGGCCCTTCTAACCACTCAACTTTTCCTAGCCCAATCTTCTTTATTAGGTTAATGCGGTAATCAGCGATATTGCCAGAAAGATGGTTGTTGCAAGGAGCGCATTGTTTGTTGTTGTTGTATTCTTCAAACCTAAGCTCAGGGTGCGCCCCAACGCTTCTATAATGCCCAGCATGATATTGACCAGTATGGTGGCGCTGACAGCTAATACAAGGATCGTCATTATCACGAAACCTAATATAAGCATTAAAGGATTGTTGAGCCATTTTAGCTCTGTACGATTTATCATTATCT